CTTGATCCTGCCACGGAAACGGCCGACGCCACGCCTAAGCGGAGACGCAGGAAATGATGTACCGCAGCCTTGCTAGAGCGACTGCCCCCGTGGTCGAGCCTGTGACGCTTGCCGAAGCGAAGGCACATTGCCGGATCGACACCAGCACAGATGATGCCTACGTGTCGTCGCTCATCACGGCAGCCCGCGAGTGGTGCGAACAGTACCTAGATCGCACGCTGGTACACACGCAGTGGGTGATGCGGTTCGACAAGTTCCCGCCTGACGGCACCATGGACATCGAACTGCCACGCCCGCCGATGGCAGCGGCTGGCACAGCCACGGCGGTGGCGCTGACGTTCACCTACGAGAATGGCACGACCGCCACCTACGGCACGGCCAGCTACCGGGTGGATCGCAACGGCACGCCTGGCACCGTGAAGACGCTCTACGGGCAGACGTGGCCGCCGCACCTGCAAGACGATAACGCGATCAGCGTAACCTGGTGGGGCGGCTACGGGGCCAGCGGCAGCGATGTGCCTGCGGCGATCCGGCACGCCATGCTGATGCTGATTGCCCACTGGTACGAAAGCCGTCAGGCTGCGGTTGCCACCGGGGCTGTGCCGCAAACCGTGCCCTATGGTGTGAAGTCGCTGCTGGACTGCCAGAAGTGGGGGCCGTACCGATGATCGACCCAGGCAAGTTGCGCGAGCGTATCACGGTCCAGATCGCCAGCGGCACAACTAATGCCCTTGGCGAGACTGTGCTGGCGTGGGGCAACTCGTCTGCCGTCTGGGCAAGCGTCGAAGGCGTCAGCGCCCGCGAAGCCCTGGCGGCTGGGCAGCAGGATACGACGATCACGCATCGCGTGCGGCTGCGCTACCTGCCGGGCCTGACGCAGCGGGATCGGTTTTCGTGGCGCTCCCGCACACTGAACATCGTCAGCCTGCTTGAGTACGACAACCGGGCCGAGCACGTTGCCATTTGCGAAGAGGTGACGTGATGGCTGGCGGGATTGAAATTACGGTTGAGTTTCCCGAGTTGGCGGAAATCCGAAAGGCATTTCTGACGCTGCCGAAAAACCTGTCTGCCAAATACATGGCAGCCGCGCTTGGCAAAGCCATCGACCCAGGCTTCAAACTTCTTAAGACACTCACGCCGAAAGGCGCAACTGGCAACCTGCGGCGAGCCATCCGCAAGAAGACGAAACGATACGCAAGGACGGGCTCGGGCGTGGCGCTGGCTGGATTCACTGCCCCGCCAAGACGCAAGGCAGACCTGAAATCAAACGAGAAGGGGCAGCACCAAGGCTTCCTAGAGTTCGGCACCAAACGCCGCAAGACGAAAGGCCGGATTGCCAGCAGTTTTCGCCGCAGCGGCCCAGTGCGTGTTGTGGTTGCCAAGCGATCCGGCGCAGTCACCACAAAGCCAAAGCCACCAAAAGGATTTGTGCGGGCGGCACCAAAGGGCGGGACCGTAGATCTTGGCGAGTTCCCGATCGGCGGCAAAGCAGGCGTGCCGCCAGTAAAGACTGCGTTTGATCGAACACGCACGCAGATTTCATCAAACCTCAATCTGGAGATGACAAAAGCCCTGAACAACGCCATCAAAGAAATGGCTAGTCCTTTTAGGAAGGGGCTGTAGCCATGCCACTCAAGTCACCAGAAGCCGTTCTCCGCTCTGCCCTGGTTAGCTCCACGGCCGTCACGTCGCTTGTGAGCTCAAGGATCTACCCGGTACTGGCACCCGCGTCTGCGGCTCTGCCGTTCGTCACCTGGCGGCGCTCAGGCATTGAGCGCGAGCAGACGCTTGGCGGCCCGATGGGCATGCCGCGCGTCAGCGTGGAGTACAGCATTTACGGCACCACATACGAAGAGGCTCGGCAGACGGCTGACGCTATGCGTCTGGTTCTGGATGGGTATGGGGGCACGTTGGACAATACAGAAGTTAAGCAGGCGTCGTTGGAAGACGAATCCGACGATTTTGTGCAGCTGGCTGGAGCGGATCTTCCGCCGGTTTATCAGGTGACGCAGCGTTACGACGTGTGGTGGACTGAGGGATAAAAGATGGCATACACGCCCCATGATTCCAGCGGCACAACCTTCACGTTCGCAGGGACGGGCTACACCGTCACCAGCATCACGTACAGCGTGACCGACCAGGCTGCATCGGACCAGATCGACGTTTCGCATCTGGGCCAGACGACAGGCGCGACCGTGCTAACTCTGAGTCGCCCACTCAAGGGCTCGGCTGGCGACACCGGCAAGGAAGTCACCGTCGAATACTTGGCAGCATCTGGCACGCCAATCGCCCAAGGTCAAACTGGCACGCTGGCGATTGCTGGGGGAATTTCCTTGAGTGTTGGGGCAACCTGCAAGAGTTGCTCTGTGACGCTTACTGTGAACGACGCCGTGCGTGGCTCTGCTTCCTTTCAAGTGTCGTAACAGCCACCGGGGTCAACCGTGGCAACTTACAGCACAAACATCACTGTCACCTTCGACGGTGCAACCGCTACGGAAGTTACGGGCTTGTCGTGGACGTGGGGCGGCGGATTGCCCAAAGGTCGCAGCGTTGTCTGGACTGACGACGCTGGAACGGTCACGGTTGAGAACTTGGGCTCCGTTAGCACTAGTGCTTATGGAACTCGCGGCACGCTGACGATTACAGGCGGCGGCGTGAACTTGACGTGTACGGCATGCTGCACGTCTGTGAGTGCGGCGGCCGAGCTCAACGGAGTGACGCGCTACACCACCGAGTTCAAGATCATCCAATAGGTAGCAGCCATGAGCCTGAAGGAACAAATTAAATCCGCAAGCCACCGCAAGCCACTCAAGGTGCATGTGAACGAGTGGAACCTCGACGTGTACGTGCGCGTTCTGAGCGTTGGCGAGCGTGACGAGTGGGAACTGTGCTGGATCGATATTCGGAATAAGGGGCTGGCGTCATTCCCCAACTTCCGCGCTTTCTACCTAGTCCGCACTTTGTGCGACGAGCACGGCGTGCGGATCTGGCAGAACAACGAACTGGCCGAGGTTTCTGAACTTGACGGCGGCGTGATGGGTGAGCTTTTCGACGTTGCCCAGAAACACAACAAACTTTCGGAGGCGGACGTAGTCGAACTTGCCGGTGAGCTTTAGTGCCAGACCATCGCGGCGGTTCCTTTTCATGCTTGCCGGGCATCTCAAGATGACGGTTGGCGAAATCGAACAACGCATGGACAGCGTGGAACTAAGCGAATGGCTGGCGTTTGCAAGATATTTTCAACCGCTCGACAACTCATGGGCACAGGCAGGACTTTTGGCCAGCGCTGTGCTGGCACCACATGCTCGAAAAGGTCACTGCCCGTCTCCAAGCGATTTCATTCCGTTGGAAAAACCGCCGCAGCACAAATCCCAGATGCTTGATGTCCTGTCGCAGATGAAGCGCGACCTTGACGGTAAATGATTTATGAGCACCGCACTTGGCTTGGCAATGCAGATCAGTGCCAACACGGCCCAGCTGGCCCAGGCTGTAGCCGATGTGAACCAAAAGCTCGACTCCATGGGCGAGGCCGGTAAAAAAGCGTCTGCGGATCTTGGCACGCTGAAAAACATTGAGATCGGCAAGCTGGCCCTTGGCGGTCTGCAAGCGGCGACAAATGCTTTCCTTAGTCTGACTGGCGCAGTCACGGGGGCGATCACTTCCGTGACTTCGTTTGCTCTGAGCGTGGGCGAAGAGTTAGACGCGCTGAACGACGTGGCGAACCGAACGGGTGTTGGCGTTGAGGCATTGCAGGCGTATGCCAGGGCTGCGGCTGATACTGGCGTCAGCGTCGAGTCGTTCGCAAAGCAGATTCAGAAACTGACCGTGAACATCGGGCAGGCTTCGCTGGACGATAAGGCCCAAAAGAAGTTTGAAGCGCTTGGGATTGTCTTTGAAGAACTGAAGGCGGCGACTCCTGAAAAGCAATTTGAGCAGGTGGTGGATGCCATCTCAAGAATTGCAGACCCCGCAGAGCGGGCCGCCACTGCGGTGAAGTTCTTTGGCAAGGGCGGCATTGAACTCGGGGAACTGTTCACGCTTGGGCCTGGTGCCCTGACGCAGATGAGAGAAGAGGCTGTGTCGCTGGGGCAGGTTGTCAGTTCCGATGCCGTAAAAGCGATCGACAACATGAACGATTCGTTCGCTGCGGTGTATGCCACGGTAAAAGGACTGACGGGCGCAATCCTTGGCGAGCTTGCTGGGCCGATTAGCCAGATCGCCCAAGACCTTCTTGGCGTGATTAGGCAGGCCGGGCCGCAGCAGATTGCACAGCAGGTGGCGCAAGGGCTGCTGGACTTCATCAAGATGGCTGGCAATGCGTTCTTTAAACTGGCTGAGTTCATAGAAGCGTTCATCAAAAAGTTCGCCCCGATCCTTGGGTTAGACATCCGCAACGAAACGGAGAAGGAACTGGACCGGCTGAGGCAACAGCAGCAAGCTGCTGCCCAAGGCCAAGGCGCTGCTGTTGATGGGTTCGGGCGGCCGGTTGCTAACGCCGCTCTTGTAGAAGAAGAGAACAGGCAGCGAATTGAACGCATTGCCCAACTTGAGGCGCAGATTGTAGCCGAGGCATCCGGCAGCGTGCTGCGTCAGTTTCAGGCCAACTTCAATGCCGCTATCGACACTGCCACTTCTTCCTTGCAGCAGAGAATCGACCAGCAGGCGCAGGAGGGCGGCGATCCAAACGCAGAAAAGCAGACGCAGCTGCTTGAGCAGATCAACCGAAACGGCCAGGTGGGCACCGTGGAGATTCTTAACTAGCCATGGCTGTACTCTCCTACCGCGAAGTTCTTCCGCGTGTCCTGTCGCACAAGTTTGGCGAAGCACCAACTGCCGAGATCAAGTACGTCTGCACGCTGGACGGCGCAACGGCCACGCAGCAAATCATCAACGCTGTTGGCATCTTTCACGGTGCACAGCACCCTGAGTTCTCCTATTTGTTTTGCACGAATGTTGCGGTAAATGAAACGGATTCGTTTCACGCTGAAGTTTCTTACAGTTACGAAACGCCGAAAGACAGAGAAACAAATCCGCTTTCACGCAAGGATGTGTGGTCGTTCTCGGTGTCCAGCGCAGCGGTTCCGGCTCTTTTTTACTATCACGGAGAGTCTGGAAACGCAGACATCCGGCCGCTCGTCAACGCTGCGGGCGACTTTATTGAGGGAGCGGAAGCCGTTGAAGGCGAGATCAAGGCAAGCATCAGTGGCAACAGGGCGGCCTTTCCGCTGGCGATTGCAGCCAGCGTGACGAACTCTATCAACTCTTCGCCCTACTTAGGCGGTGCTGCTTACACCTGGCTGTGCCAAGGAATCAGCGGCCAGCAGCAAACAGAAGTGGTCAACGGCGTGGAAATTAATTACTGGTCCGTCAGCGTGGAGCTTGTCTATCGGTCGAGCGGTTGGATCATGAAGTTGCCGCACGTCGGATGGCACTACATCGAAAGCGGACAAAAGCGCAGGTGCTGGGCTTATTCGGGCGAACCGGGATCAAGCGACAAGGTGGACGCATCGTCGCCACAGGCGCTGACTTCCACAGGAGCCATGAAGTACCCAGGTGGCGAAGGGGTTCCAGAGCAGTTGCTTCGCCGCGTCCATCAAGCCATTGCCTTTGCCCCGTACTTCGGCACGCCACCTTTCTAGGAGTTTTTCGTATGGCAGACATCAACTACACGATCACTGGCCAAGTGCAGAAGGGTGCGTTGTCGCAGTCGTTTGCGGCATCGGGCATCACTGCGGACATTGCCACCGCTGGCGTTCTCAGCGTAACGCTGAACCTTGGGACGGCGGTTACGCAGATTTCTACGGCAACGCTCGGTAGCGTTGGCCTGGCGTTCGCAAGATCGCTGGCAACGGAGACCACGCACACCGTGAGCTTTGGCAGGTACTCGGGCGGATCTCTGTACGAAACAGTCCGCTTGAAGGCAGGCGAGGCTGCCGTGTTGCGGCTGGCTTCAGGCGACTACGCGGCGCGGTCTGCCGTTGCTGGTACTCGGCTAGTGCTCACTGTCTATGAGGATTGACCGTGGCACAGAAACCAGACGGCAAAGCAGCACGCACTGAGCGGGTGACGTTTACGCGGCCCGCTGCGGAACGGATCGCCAAGGTCGTGCGTGCCGTTGAAGGTGGCGACCGGGACACGCCGGGCATCTACTTCGGCTCGGCACCTGGTGCTGCTGGTGCAAAGACCTTCCGCGTCTGCACCTTCACCGGGGCGTGGTCTATCAACGCCAGCAAGACGGTGACTTTCAAGAACCAGACGACAACGCCGAACACGGTGAGCGCTACGAACTTGTTTCTAGGTCTGCCCGAGAACGGTACGCGAAACTGCGGCATAGCCAAGGACGGCACCGGCTGGTACTTGATTCAATGGCAGATGGACGCGGCCACTGCGTTGAGCGGTGCAACGCTCGGCACGGCATCGCTTGAGTTCAGCCGGATCAACGTGGCATCTCTTGGCACTGCAACGACTGTTTCCATTGCTGTTACCACCTGCTCGACGGCGGCATCATAATGGCACTTGTCGTGGACGGCGGCGGGCTGGTGAACAAAGGCAGTGCGCTCGGCACAGGGCAGGCGTGTTGCTGCAACAAGTGCTCTGGCCCGTGTGACGAGGAGAACCCGTGCGGCGAAGGCTGCACGTGCATACAAGGGCAATGCTTTCCAAATTGTGCCTTGGTGGGCAACGGATGCCCTGAAGGATACGAATGTTGTTCGCAGTTAGTTGGAGTAGTCAACAATACAGCGGTGCTCGCAAACGTCTGTTTGCCGCTGTATCTAGATGGCCCAGAAGGGCAGTGCTGTTTCAATTTTGGTGCGAACTGCAATCCACTTTCTAGGACGTTTGCTGACTGCTTTTGTACGCATCCATTTCCATACAACAACGAAACCGTGTGGATTGCTGGCCTGTCGTGCGATGATCCTTGCGGCAACCCGTTCCCATGATTTCAGGTAACGCCAAATTGTTTGCTGCACGATGTTCCCAGCGTGGCTACACGC